CAAGAATTGTTTGAACGCTTCTTCCTTTCAAGGACTGGTCGTCCTTTGAAGTATGCAACAGCTAAGGAAGATATTCCTGATTTAACTCCGCAACGGTATGGAAACTATATGAAGTTTCTCTATCAAGACAAGGGTTTACTTGATCTTGGTGTCGTTAAAGGAACGATGGAAAATTTACAGGGTGTTCCTGAACTTCGGATGCTTGGTTACCCTGTAACACTCCCAACGGTTGCTGGCTTTGCTGGTGGACCGGTTACAGCAACGATTGCAGGGCGTACTGGTAAGACACCTGCCCAACGTGCTGCGCGAGCCATTATTGGTGGTCTTGCAGGTTCTGCTGGTGGCGTTGGTTTGGGTAATGTTGCTAACCAACAAATTGCAGCAGCAAATCGACCCAAGTTACCTACAACACAGCAATATCAAGATTTAAGTGCTGGTAGAATTTAAGGAATAATAAGAGTCGAATTGTTGTGGATCCTCGCAGTATTTATTTAGCCGGAGGTGGCCGACCAGTGGCCAACCCTCAAGGTGACTTTCTTGGTGATTATATTTCTAATTTAGATGTTCCGGGGATTTTTCGGTCTGGAAAAGAAAAAGTTAAGAGTGCTGCAGCTAAGGCTAAAGAATCAGTAAAGGGCCTGAGAACAAGATATCCTAATGCTGGTCGTTATGCCATCGGCGGTTCTGCCGTTCTTGGTGCATTGCCGGGTGTGATGACAGCATACGAGGAATTACAAGCACAGCGTCCAATGGGTGCACTTGGCGCAGCTGTTGGCGGTATTGGAGCAGGTGGCCTTACATATGCAGGCACAAAACTACTCGGTAAAGGTGGTCCCTATGGAACACTTGCTGGTTTAGGTTTAATGGGACTTGGGGCACTGCTTCCTCAGGGTGCAGCCCAGGCCGCTGAGTATGGTCGTCAGAAATTAACTGGTATTCCTACAGCTGGTAAAGAAGGAACTCCTGAAGCACAACTTGATTTCCTTAAAAAAGCTTACGGTATTGATTTAGAACGCACTAAAGAGTTAGGTGAATATGAACGTGGTGCTCTTGTTAATTTAACAAGGGATTTAAATGCTCTTCAGGTAGAGCAAATTAAAGCAATGGCACCTGAAATTGCGAAGTTCCGTAATGATGAGCTGGTTCGCAATCAGGCTCTTATGGCATCTCGCGGTAACCAGCTTGCACGTTTGAGCTTGCTTCAGACGGGTGGTGCCCTTGCAACAGGTGGCCAAGCTGAAACTGGTGCCACTGTTCGAACAATGATTCAGTCCAACCCTTACGCAGCTGCAACGGTGTTCTGATGACTTTTCCTCAGTTTAATTTTCCTTCTGCTGCCGGCGGTGGTTTTGCCCAAGGTTTTACGGGTACCTCACCGGTTACTGCCGGTAAATACATGGAAGCATTGAAGCGTCCATTATCAAAAGAAGAAGCAGAGGCAAAAAAACTTGCATCTGAAGCTGAAGTTTACGGTGCTTTTCCTGAGTTCCTTAAAAACTTGGCTTGGCAAAGCTCTAAGGAAGGTATGGAGGCACAGCTGGAAATGGCTCGTAAAGACGCCTTCCAGAAGGGTCAAGCTGGTTTGATGTTCTCTACTCTGGCGAATATTCCTCAGACGATTGCCAATGCGGTAAGTCCTTACGGTGGTCCAGTGGGTGCTCGCATGGCTTACGAGGGCATGAGCCGCATCCCTGGAATCTACTCAGAGACTATGCGTAATTTCCCCCAAATTCAAGTTCCCGCAAGTAGCTATTCTCCAACTAGATACTTTTAGGTAATTTAAAATGAGTTGGCTTGTAGATAATCCAGGTTTTTCAATGCCGCCAGGCATTGGTTCTGATTTATCTTTTTCTCCTGGTAGTAAAGGTGGTTCTTCAATGTTTGATCCGTTATCAGCAGGTATTACAGCCGCTGGCATGGGTATCCAAAGCATCTTTGGTGCAATAGGTGCCAATAAACAAGCTAATACTCAAGCTGCAATTGCTAACGCACAGATGGCCGCTCAGGCCGATGCGATACGTAATGCTCGTGACATGGCTAAAGGCCAAATGGGCATGGGCATGTTCAATACTCTTTATAACTCAACAATAGGTTCTGATCTTGACTACGGTCGTCAATTAGCAGCTCAACGTGCAAAATATAGTGAATTTATTCCAAAAGGTTTTGGTTTAGATCGTGAACAAGCTCGCTGGGAAACTGATTTTGCTTTAAGTCCTGCTGCTCGTGAATTAGCTTCTAGGCAGAGGTTAGGTAGAGTGAAGGAAGCAATTGCTCCTGGCAGAGCACAAATGACGGGCATGTTTGGTCGAATTGCCCAAGCACCTACAGAATCATTTATGGTTTAAATTATGAGCGGCGGTGGCGGTACTACAGTTCAATATCAGGCTCCTCCTCCTGATAACACGTTTGCTAGATTTTTAGAATATCAACAGGCTGCAGAGCGAAGAGCAGATGCACGCGCTGCTGCTGAACGTCAAAGGGAAGCAGATAAAGAAGCTGCTCGTATGTCCGCTGGACAGGCTGGATATAGTTCACTGAAGTCTGGTATTACATCGCAGCTTCAACAGGGCTTAATTGGCTACGAAGATGCCTCTTCTCGTCTTCGGGACTACGCTTTGAAGTACGATATGGCTCCTCCGGAGACGGACGTTTCGGAGTTGGGTCAGCTTTATCGAACAGAGATTCTCCCTGGTCGTCGTCAGACTGCTGTTGGTGCAGCATACGAAGAAATCCTGGGTCGTCAGGCGACAGAAGAAGAACGTTCCAAGGCTATGGAGCGTTTTCAACAAGGTTATTACTCTTCTAATCAAGAGCTTCGTGATTCTCTTTATAAGAGCCAAGAGTATCAAAAGAAATACAATCAGAGCTATCTCGACAATTACTACGACACGAAGTTCGGTAAGCAAACTGTCGACGAAGATGGTAATAGAACAGGCGTTCGTACCTTTAAGTTTGATTCAAAATATCTGCCTAGTTATGTAGGTACTGATTTAGCTGAGCGTGCTCAGGTTCAGACTCCTGATTTCGGTGATCAGTTTGAAGGTTCTCCTGCAGAGCTGGAAGAACAAATTCAGAATATGCGCGATACCAGGCAGTATTTATACAGTGCTGGTCTAACGAATCTTCAGGGTGAGATTGATAAAGAGAATCAAAAACTCAAGAATGAAGGCTTGAAAGAAATTACGAGGATTCAACAAGAAGGAAACCTTTATAGTGGTTTACTGCAAGGCTTCTGGAGTTAACTTAAGTTTTGCATTGCTATAATTATTTTAAATTTCAAGTACTGAAATGTCACAATCTGTTCCCCCCGGCCAGTCCTCCTCCGACAACTACTTTGACATTAACAAGTTCGAAGAGCTTCTGAACCGCCTTGAGGGTTCTAAAGGTCGTCAACAGCGCCAGAAGTCTCTGGAAGGCCGTCGCGATATCTTCGCGCAAGGTCTTGCCGGCATGATGTCCAACTTCTGATTTATAAACCATGTCACAATCTGTTCCCCCCGGCCAGTCCTCCTCCGACAACTACTTTGACATTAACAAGTTCGAAGAGCTTCTGAACCGCCTTGAGGGTTCTAAAGGTCGTCAACAGCGCCAGAAGTCCCTGGAAGGCCGTCGCGACATTTACGCTCAGGGCCTGGCCTCAATGATGAGTAACTTCTAATTTTTCTTGTAAGATTGGTGAGCCATGACCAGTAGTGTTCCTGCCGGACAAACAGACGTTGACGATTGGTTTGATTTAGACAAATATCGTCAAGCGGCTGGCGTGGCTTACGAATTTTCCAAGAAAAAAATGGAGACCGCTGGTGAGCAAGAACGTGAAACCATCGGAAAAGGAGCTGGAGAGCAACGAGCATCAGCAGCTCAGCAGCAGGAGTTCACAGAAAAAGACGAAGCACGAGACTACAAACAAGCCCAACGAGCTTATCGATATTGAGTTATTTGATACCTGGGTGGACAACTTAGATTCTTCTACCCAGGAATCATTTAATTCATTTGCTTCTCAGAATTACTCAGTCATTGAGGTTTATCTTTACTCTCGATTCCTTGGGTATCGAGGGAGTATTACTGCGTGTGATCTTTGGGTTAATTCCAATTACAAGAAACCTGATCACCGTAAAACACTCTTGTATCAGATCGATGAGATGCAAGAAGACATTCGCAAACTCCGTGACGCAATCGAAGACGGTGTTGTGAAGCGTGATGCTGGAGTTGCGCGTATTGCCTCCATGCAAAAAGAACTCCGTGGCGCAATTGCACAGGTAGAAGAATTCACTGGCATGAAAGATCGTAAAGGTCTTTTGATGGCTGGTGCTGACCGCGCCATTCGTGAGTTGATGTTTATCTTCAAGGATGATCCAATTGAGATCCCCCTGGAAGAAGCAACGATGAGTGTATGGTCTCGCATGCAATTGGAAGAATAATACGTTTTAGAATTGTTCTACAAATATCAATAGTCAAATGGGTGCGGGTAATCCACGCAAAGCTGTAAAACTTGCCGGTAAGGGTGTTCGTCCCGGCGATGCAGTCAATAAGCGTACGTTTGCAAAACAGGAAGAAACGGCTCGTCCCCTCGGAGTGCCTGACATGGTTCAGCGTCAGGGGCAACAACCCGGTTACGGTCTTGTGTCTGATCCTGGAATGCTTAGCCGTGCTTCCCATGGTGCACCTGAGTTTGAACAACTCAAAGCTCGGATGCGTTCCGCGACTCAACGCCGCTCCGTGGGACCGCGTATGGCGGTTGATTATATCCCGTCAGACGGACCCTCGATACCCGAGGGTCCGAGGGCTACTGACGATTATTTTGATTTATCTAAATACAATAAAATTGCTGAGGCAATAGGTAGACCCACTGCTTCAAGTGTTGACGATTTAAAGAGGCAAGCAGGAAGCAGCGAGGTATTTAGGCAAGCAGCAGGTGCAAGAAGCATCGAGGAAGTAAAGCGTCGTCAACAAGAATTAGCTAGAAAAAAACAAGAATTAGCTAGAAAAAGGTCTGCAAGATCTAGTTCAAATCGCAGGAATTCTGGATCACGTAGGCAAGCAGCACGTGAACGTCAACAAGAATTAGCTAGAAGAATGTCTGCAAGATCTAGGTCAAATCGCAGGAATTCTCGATCACGATCTACTGGCGATAGGCGGTCTGGAATCGTCTTTGGGCCTGGTCGTTCAAGGCGTATGTCGTTCCGTAGAGGCTCTCGTTGATGGCTAAAGGTAAAATGCCTCCCCAGCTTCTTGAGTACTTCAAGAAAAAAGAAGCAAAGAAGGAAGATGGCTCTGAGATGAGCGACAAAGAGAAGCGTAAAGCTGCTTTAGATAAAGCTCGTAAGTATCAAGATCAAAAACGTAAATCTTCAAAGTAAGTTAGTATTCAATTGTTAACTGAATACTGATCGTGCCTTCTTATATTCACCTGGCCCACAGACGTAATGCTCGCGCTGCGTCCAAGAATTTCAAGGTTAAGGAGAATCCCAACGAGAAGTTACTTGAGAGGGCACGGGAAGACTTTGGCTATTTCTGTGATTACGTCGCTGATAAACCTCCGGCAGAACACCATAAAGTCTGGAACCGTCAGTTTGTTACGGAAGAAGACAGCTCCTGCCTGTTGCGTATTGCAGGACCGAATGTCGATCTCCTGGCACCACGGGGCTCAGCTAAAAGCACGGTTCTCGGTTTGTTAACGGCCTGGGCCATTGGCATCCATACCCAGGCAAAACGTCCATTACAGATTCTGTATCTGTCTTATACGGTTGATATTGCACGTTCTAAGTCCGCAACAATCAAACGTATTATTGAGAGCAAACGGTATCAAGAAGTTTTCCCTACCGTTCGCCTTTTGAAGAATGTAACTAGTAACGAGTACTGGTCAATTGACCATAAATTTGCAGGTATCGATACAACTGGTGAAGAACAATTTACCTTGTGTGCTGCAGGTCTCAAGGGTTCAGTGACATCAAAACGATCTCACCTTGTGATGATCGATGACGCAATCAAATCTGCTGCTGATATTTCCAACCCTGACATCCGTAAACAGATGCAGGAGAACTGGAATGCGGTTATCGCACCGACCATGTTTGAAGGCGGCAGGGCCATCTGTCTTGGTACTCGTTTTAGGCATGATGACATTCATGCGACAACGTTTAATGAGCAGAACAACTGGTCTCAGATTGTTCTCTCTGCCATTTACAACGATCCTGTTAGCGGTGACGAGAAGTCGTATTGGCCAGAGATGTGGTCACTTGATTATCTGAAGGAAAAGAAAAGACAGGCCCCAATTGCTTTTTCCTTCCAGTACATGAACAAGATCATTCGTCAGAATGAGCTGTCCTTGGCACCGGAATTATTGGTTAAAGCTGAGATTTCAACAGAGTTTGATGCTCTTGGAATTGGTGTTGATCTTTCAGCTGGCACCAAAGAAAAGAATGACTACACCGTAATGGTGTTAGGTGGAAGGATTGGAGATCGCATCCACATCATTGATTACAGGCGTCTCAGGGTGATGGGCAACCTCGAGAAGTTGGATGCAATGAAGGAACTACTTAATGATTGGTCTGTGATTGGTCGAGATGAAAGCGGGAATTACTTTCCAACTTATTCGACATGTGACATCTGGTCAGAGGCCGTCCAGTACCAGGCATCTCTCGAAGCAGACTTCAAGAGGATTTGCCTGAATAACGAAGGTCTCTACAATTTGATCTGGCATCCTGTGAAGGGTTTCCGTGCAGACAAGTTGGCACGTTTCCGTGGAATCATGGGAATGTTTGAGGACAGAAAAATCATTTTCAATCGGTACCGGAACTTTACAAATCTCTTCGAGGAACTCACAAATTTCGGCGTAAGTAGCCATGATGATTGCGTCGATGCGTTGGTTTGGTTAGTAACCGGGTTGATGCGCAAAGGTAAATTACAGGTTGATTATTAGTCTTAGAATTAAAAAAACAATTTATTTAAGTTCGTGGGTCCAGAATATTTGGCAGTCATTGCCACTGCCGTCGTTTCTGCATTTACAGGCGGAACATGGGTAGCCAATAAGATTCTGGACCGTCAACAAGAGCGTGTTCAACAGGCTTTTGATTATATTGGTTCGCAGAAAAGAAGGATTGATCTCTTGGAAGACCAAGTAAACCGCATGCCAATTGAATACGTTTTAAAAGCAGATTTCCTCAGAGAAATCAAAGAAATGCACGATAACTTTAAGCAAATCAATAACAAGCTTGATAAGCTAATGGAAAAGCTTTTGTCGAAATGAATTACATTGTCGAAGTGCAGGAAGACGATAATGGCAACCCATTTATTACCTTACCAGATGAATTGGTGGATGAGATGGGGTGGCAAGAGGGGGATGTACTCGACTGGGACCTGAGGGGGAACGGGGTAGTTCTGACAAAGGTAAATGATTCAGCTGGATATGAAGTTTTAGAGGATTAAAATAAGAAGATTAGAAGTTAGAAGAATGTTCCA